GTATTATCAGGTGGAGAACGGTCATGATCGTGATGGATTGGGTTCAGAAGAGAATTATTTCTGGAAAACTGCAAAAGAACGCAAAGAAAACCCAGAATTGGGATAAATATTATTTTTTAAGGTAAACAATGGTTGTAAAAGTTGATAAAAGTGAAGAATTTGTCAAAAGTGGCAATAAATTAATAAGCGAATACCCTGTGATTCGTATCAAACCATCAAAATTAAAAAAATCCGAATGAAATCCGAACAAATCTTAAAAATTTACATCCAAGTAACTAAAAAATCCAAAAAATCTCTCTATCCCCCAAAAAGAACTCATTATAACGTACATACTTACGGATGAAAAACGTGAAAAATGCCCATATGGGCACTCATTTGCTTGTTGAAGTGTATAATGTGCCCTTTGATAAGTTGAATGATGCAAAAATGATTGAACAAGTCTGCATTGATGCTTGTAAAATTGAAGGTGTTGAGGTTCTTAATGCATTTACACATCAATTTGAACCTCAAGGAGTGACTTGTAATTTAACTTTAGGTGAAAGTCACCTTTCTTGTCACACTTGGCCTGAAAAAGGATGTGTTGCTTTTGATATTTTTACCTGTGGAGCAAAAAATCCACGTTGTGTAGCATGGTGGATACTAGAATATTTCGACACAGACGATTATGTAATAAAAGATTATCCAAGATAGGTATAAATAATAAAAAAACTCTGTTAAATGGCGGTAAAACGTATATCAAGAGCATTTAAAGACATAAATTTGTCTTTTACACCTCATCCTGTCACAAAAGATCTAACTGTTTTGCGTAATGAAAACGCAATTAAGAGGTCTGTGAGGAATATTGTGCAAACAATTCCAACGGAGAGGTTTTTTAATTCAATTATAGGTTCTGACGTACGTAATTTATTATTTGATAACTTTGTTGACTTTGGTACTGCATCAGCTATTGAAGATCAAATAACGATTGCAATACAGAATTTTGAACCTAGAGTTGACAATTTACAAGTAAACGTGGTTCCTAGACCTGATCAGAATGAATTTACTGTGAATGTATTATTTGATATTATTGGTCAAGAGTTTCCAGCACAAGACTTTACATTCATATTACAAGCAACAAGATAATGCCTTTCACAAAATTCACTAATTTAGACTTTGATCAGATAAAACAACAGATTAAAGACTACCTTCGAGCAAATTCAAACTTTACGGACTTTGATTTTGAAGGATCTAACTTCTCTGTATTGATTGACACTCTTGCGTATAATACATATATCTCAGCATTTAACTCTAACTTGGTGGTTAATGAATCATTTCTTGACTCCGCAACACTGAGAGAGAACGTAGTATCACTTGCAAGAAATATTGGGTATGTTCCAAGGTCTAAAACAGCAGCCAGAGCGTCTGTAAAGTTTCAAGTAGCAACTAATACAAATAGTCCAACTATGACACTACAACCCGGTCTAGTGTGTGTAGGTACTCAGGATGACACTGATTTTATATTCTCTATATCAGAAAGTATCACCACAACTGTAAACAACGGTCTTGCTCAATTTGGAACAACACAACAACCAATTAATATATTAGAAGGATCATTTTTAACATCTCAATTCACAGTAGATGGATCATTGGAACAAAGATTTATACTAGACAATTCAAATATTGATACTTCTTCAATCGTAGTGTATGTTAAAGGTTCTGCAGATCCCGGTTTAGGTAAACAGTACAGAATTATAGACAATATCGTAAACGTAACCTCTGTATCAGAAACATATTTAATTCAAGAAATACAGGATGAAAAATATGAATTACTCTTTGGAGATGGTACATTTGGTAAAAAACTAGAGAATGGTGCTGTTATTACAGTTCAATATATTGTCACTTCTGGTGCTGCTGGTAATGGGCCTAGAGTATTTACATTTGCTGGTAGTTTTACTGACAAGGATGAAGCAGTATCAACTCTTCCTGCAAGTATAATAGTTCCTTCTACAGTTCCTACAGTAGATACTATTCAAGCAGCTTCAAATGGAGGAGATATTGAATCATTAGACTCTATCAAGTATTTTGCCCCAAGACTCTATTCAGCACAGTATAGGGCGGTTACAGCAAGAGATTATGAATCAATTATACAAACTGTGTATCCTAACACAGAAACTGTGTCAGTTGTTGGTGGAGAAGAACTTGATCCTCCTCAGTTTGGAACAGTCTTTATAACAATCAAACCTAAGAATGGTGATTTTGTTTCAGATTTTGATAAAACTCAAATTCTACAAAAATTAAAAAGTTATTCATTAACA